TCTGTTTCTGCTAATCTTGCTAGTGCCAATATATATTCAAGTATCATTTCTGGAACATTGTTTTCAAATGTTACCACTGGTACAATTACATCAATTAGTATGACTAATTATGGCATTGATTATAGTATTCTTCCAAGAGTTACTGCAATTAATGCCAATGTGGCCAATGAAAATATTGTTGATCCTAATGGTGGATTCAAAGGAAAAAATGCTAATCTAAGGGCAATTAATCTTCCTGGAAGTATTACAAAAATTAGTGTTAATAGTAAAGGCGCCGCATATTCTCGTAATGAAAATATTGGTTTAGTAAATCAAACACGTGTTGATACAATTAATGCATTAGGAACTCCTGTTGTTAGTGGTATTGAAGTTAAAAGTGGATACTATAATTCAACTAAAGGTTTCTTAAGTTGGGACCAAAGATTACAAGATGGAAACTTCTATCAAGAGTTTAGTTACGTTATTCGTTCTTCACAATTCATTGATTCATATCGTAATATTGTAAAACAGATTGTACATCCTAGCGGCACTAAATTATTTGGTGAAATATTAATCATTTCACCTTTTGTTGCTTATGTCAATGGTGAAGTAGAACTTTCATTTGATTCTAATATTATTACAAATTTGACTCTAAATAGTGCTAATACATCAAATGTTGTTTCTGTTGTTGATCCACCATATAATCAAAGCCCTGGATTATTGTTCATTTTCAATTATTCAACTCTTGATCCGTTTTTACAACCTACAGTAGGAACTGGAGTGTCAACTACAATTAATGCATTTGGAGAAATTGCGGTCGGAGATTTGAATAGTTCTAAACTAGTATTTGGTAATAATACAACTTTTAATTCAAATGGTTCAACATTATCTGGATATGTAAGACAATCATTGAGTAGTTCTAATACACTAATTGGTAATGGTGGTACTAACTTTAGTCTACTATCCGTTGGTGATACAATATATGCAACTAATACAAGTGATGCAACTTCTAATTTTGTTAGAGTTGTGTCCATTGGTGGTGCAAGTTCTATGGTAACTTCACCATCTATAAATACTACATCTATAGGTTTTCAATATTCATCAAATACAAGTAATGGTGCAATTCTTAAGATGCCACCGGCATTACTTGCTACATATGATGTTGTTATTTTTGATACTTATGGAGGAACAGCTGATGGTCAATATGCAGTCAATGTAGTTTCTTCAGTTGTTAATACTGTATTTACAATTTCTGCTAATTATGCAGGAAATACTTTATCAAATGGATCATTTAGTTATATTGATCCTGGAATTTTATAATAAATAATACAAAAGGTTAGAGGATCAAATGGCAGGTATTATTACACATAAGTTTAGATTAAACAATGCGGCACAAGTATATGAATCATTGACAGAAGCCGCAAATATTAATACACGTTATTACATTTTTTTGAGTCGGGCACATCCATGGGCAAGTGATGTTTCTCCACCAACTCCAACTGATTCAGTACAAGAATCAGATTATAACTCATGGCGCAATATGTTAGCAGCTAAACGTGTGACTTCATCTGATGTTACCCATGCTGCATCTCGCTATAATTGGACTTCTGGAACAGTTTACACTGCATATACACATAACAATTCAAGTCTTTATTCTTCACAATACTATGTCATGACAGATTCATATAATGTATACAAATGTATTGATAACAATAATGGCGCCACATCTACTGTAAAACCTACATCTACTTCTACCTCTATTTTTAAAACTAGTGATGGTTATTTGTGGAAATTCATGTATACTATCAATGCATCTGAAGTATTGAAATTCGTATCCACTAACTATATTCCAGTAAAAACATTAACAGCTAATGATGGAACTTCACAATGGTCAGTTCAGCAAGCGGCAGTCAATGGTTCTATTGATTTTATTAAACTAACAGCTAATGGAACTGGATATCTTGCAACTAATGGTACTTTTTCTGCAGTCACAAATTCAACTGTTGTAACACTTGCTAGCCATTCGTCTGGTACCGATGATGTATACAATAATTCAGTAATTTATATTAAATCTGGTCTTGGTGCAGGACAGTTACGTCGCATTGTTAATTATGTTGGTACTACAAAACAATTAACAGTTAACGGTTCATTTACTACTACTCCTAATACTTCATCTACTTATTATATTGGTCCAAATGTAATTATTACTGGTGATGGTAGTGAAGCATTGGCATATGCAAATGTTGCATTGCCGGCATTGGCTTCTTCAACTACTGGTAATGCAATTAATGAAATTATAATTTTAAATAGAGGAAGTAATTATTCTAAGTTTTCTGTGACAATTTCAGCTAATTCTTCTCACGGCTCTGGTGCTACTGCAAATGGTAGTATTCCTCCTTATGGTGGACATGGTTCAGATCCAGTAAAAGAATTGCCATCATACAATATTATTCTGAATGCTCGAATTAGTGGAACCGAATCTAATACACTTTTTGTTAACAATGATTTTAGAGTTGTTGGATTGATGACAAATCCATTACTAGCAAATGGAAGTCAAGCAAATTCTGCAACATATGATATGACAACTAAATTAACTGTAACTAGTAAATCTGGAACATTTTCTGCGGATGAAATGGTCACTGGAGGAACTAGTGGAGCTAAGGCTCGATATGTTTCATTTGCAAATACTAACGCATTAGGAACAGCTGGAGTTCTTAGTTTAACTGGTCTAGATGGAACATTTTCTACATCAGAAACGATTACCGGTAATACTTCAAGTGTAACTGCTGTAATTTCCTCTATAAATAGTAGAGATTTGAAAGACTATTCTGGTGATATTCTTTATATTGAAAATAGATTACCAATTAGTAGAGCATCCGATCAAACAGAAGACATAAAACTTATAATCAGATACTGAGGATAATAAATGCCATTACAAACGAATTTAAATAATTCACCTTATTTTGATGATTTTGAAACTAGTGCAAAATTAAAAAACTATCATAGAGTATTATTCAAGCCTGGGCTTGCAGTACAGACTCGTGAATTAAATCAAATTCAAAGCATAATGCAGAATCAAATCGAACGATTTGGTGATAATATTTTCGTTGATGGTACTATTATTGATGGATGTTCATTTCAATATGATGCTAATGTTGCATTCATTAAACTTCGTGATAATGATTCTGGCGGCAATACTGTATCAGTTTCTGTATTCTCAAATGGTATTATAGAAGGAGCCACTTCTGGTGTTCGTGCTAAAGTTATTGCTTATGAAGCTGGTGCAGAAGCTACTTCTCCAAATTATAATACGTTACTTGTCAAATATATCGATGGTGGGACTTCAAAAACTAATAAAACGTTTTCTCTTAATGAAGAAATAGTATACAAACCAGCAGATGGTGGTAGTGGTCAACGGGCTAATACTATCTCATCTGGTGCATTTGGCTTCGGATCAATCTTTAGTGTCGGCCAAGGTATTGTATACGGAAAAGGTAACTTTGTCAACGTTGCACCACAAACACTTGTTCTAGAAAAATATTCAACACAACCATCATACAAAGTTGGTTTCAAAATTGTTGAAAGTATTGTAACTAATTCAACTGATAGTACATTACTTGATAATGCTTCTGGCTCATTCAATTATGCAGCACCAGGAGCAGATCGTCTTAAATTAGTTGCAACACTAGTAAAGAAAACATTAACAGATACAGCAAATACTGAAGCATTTACTCCAATTTTTGAGGTAGAAAATGGTAACATTAAAATTGTTAGACAGACTACAGTATATGATGATATTGGCCGTGAAATGGCTAAAAGAACATATGAAGAGTCTGGTAACTATATGCTTCGCCAAATTAACACCCAAGTCAAAGAACATCTTAATACCGGAACCAATTTTGGGCGTTACTCAGCTGGTGAGGGAGGAAACAAAAACAAACTAGCAATTGGTATTGAACCTGGTGTAGCTTATATTATGGGTTATCGCAATGAAACTCTTTCAACAGAATTCATTGAAACTGACAAAGCAACAGATACTCGCCATGAAGCTGGTGTAAATGTAACAACCAATTTTGGAAATTATGTCTATGTTAACGAAGTAGTAGGACCTTGGGACCCAACTACTTATACAACAGTTTCTCTTTATGATACCGTTCAAACAGCAGTATCAGGTGGAGTTTCATTGGGAGCAAGTTCTCCTGCAGGTTCTTCTATTGGTACAGCAAAGATTCGTGGTCTCCAATATGAATCTGGAACTATGGGTAAAAAAGATGGTAAGTACCGTCTATACTTATTCGATATTCAATTAACAAGTAGTGGTAAATCATTTGCAGATGTACGTTCTTTCTATGTAAATAATGCAACTGGTCCTGATAGTTTTGCCGATGCAGTATTAACTAATGGAATTTGTGTATTAGAAGAACCTTCCTTCAACCGTAACATTTATTCATTAGGTGTTCGTGCAACTAGAACTCTTACAACTAATACTGGTACAATTAATGCAACTTATCAATTCAGAGATAAAGCGACAGTCTCATTCAATACTGGAGGTGCTGGAACACTTCTAATTTCAGGCGCACATGCAGGAGGAACAGAAGAATTCCCATATGGTGTAGGTTCTCTAAACGACACTCAGAAACGAGACTTCATCGTTGTTGCCCAAGCTACAGCCCAAACAGCAAGTTTGACAGGAACTGTTACCTATAGTACAAATACTATAACAGGTTCAGGAACTTCATTCCTAACAAATATTAAAGCCGGTGATTATATCTCAATTGCAAATACCTCAACCGGTAATGCTTCTCCTACATTAAAAGTTGTTTCAGTTTCAAGCGATACTTCATTAGTTGTAAATCCAAAACCTTCAAATGTTGATGGAACTAACCCTGCAGTTGTATACAAAATCTTCCCAACTGGCTATATCTTTGATCTAACTGCAAATGGTACTTCAGGAACAGAACGAACAGTTACAGTGAGTTCTTCAACCCAAGCTTCTATTGATCTAAAAGAAACATTTGCAAATTCAACTAATATGTTGATTTTTTTCAATAATAAAAGAGAATCAGCTGAACCTATTGCAAAATCTGCACGTAAGAGTCGATATGTTCGTTTAGATTTGTCATCACATACAAATGGAACAACTGGTCCATGGGGATTAGGTGTTGCTGATGTATTTAATTTGCGTAATGTATACATTGGAACAACTTATTCAACATTGAATAAGAATGTAACAAATGAATTTAGAATTTTACGTAATACTAATGATAATTTGTATAAACACTCACAGCTATCATTAAAGGAAAATTCATCACTTTCATTAACTACTGCGGATCGTTTAGTGGTAGAATTTGATTATTTTGAACATGATGCTTCTGGTGGTATTGGGTTCTTTTCAATTGATTCATATGTAATTGATCCGAATGAATCTACTTCAAATACAACTGCAATCGTCACTGCACAAATTCCTAGATTTACTTCTACAACTAGTCGTAAAACATATGATCTTCGTGATTCATTAGACTTCAGACCACGTGTAACTTCTGCATCCAATACTAATTCAACAACAGTTGCAAGTTCTGCAGTTAATCCAACCGAATCTACAACCATTGAAGTAAATTCTGATGGATCATATGTACCTGTTCCAGATTCTACATTCACTTCAGATGTAATTTTCTATCTACCTAGAGTTGATAGAGTTGTTATGGGTAAAGATGGTAAGAAAAAAGTAATCAAGGGAATTCCTTCAGATAAACCATTCCCACCAGCTGAACCAGCAGAATCTATGACATTATCATTATTGAATATTCCGCCATATCCTTCATTGTCACTTGAAAACTCTTACAATTTCACTGACCCACAAACTGGAGTTGCACGAGTTGATTTGGCAGTACGAGTAAAACCTTTCTTCCATAAGCGTTATACAATGAGTGATATTGCAGGAATTGAATCACGTATTGATAGACTTGAATATTATACTGCACTAAATGTACTAGAAAAAGCAGCTAAAGACTTAACTATTCCAGATGCTAATGGTTTAGATCGTTTCAAAAATGGTATCTTTGTTGATTCCTTCTTCGGTCATAATAATGCGGATGTTGCTGATCCTTCTTACTTTATAGCAATTGATAAAAATAAAGGGGAATTGCGCCCTCGTTTTGATCAACAGAATATCGATATTGAATTCAATTCATCCCTATCAAGTAATGTAACCAGAAAAGGTAAACAAGTACGAATTGATGTTACATCTAATACGGTTAGCTATACTAATGACGATATTGTCTATCTTGGTTCTTCTCTGGGCTCTGCCACTGCCGCAGGTACTGTACGTACAGTGGTTGCTAACAATTCTATTGTTCGTTTGTACCTTCATAACAGTAATGGAACTTTTACGACCTCTGCAACTTTAAAAAAGAATGGTAGTGTAGGTACATCAACAATTTCAACTGTACAATATCCAAATAATGGTGATTTAATTACTCTACCTTATACTCATTCAATTTATATTGATCAACCATGGGGTTCAAAAACAATCAATCCAGTTGGTGAACTTTCTTTCAATTGGGTAGGTAATCTAACATTAGAACCAGAAGCAGATCATTGGGTCGATACTACAACTCAGCCAGATGTTCAATGGTCTATAGATTTGGCAAGTAATTGGCAAACATTAGGGCAAGCATGGGGAACACAATGGAGTGAATGGAACAGACAAGGTGATCAAAGTGTTGAAACACAAGTAAGAGGAACAGCATTTGTCAATTTGGGAGATGGAAATCAAGGGCAAGTAGGAGCTGGAAGTTTTGCTGATG